ATCTACTTCTTTTCTTAAATACTTAAAGACATTCATTTCTTTTAATTTTTTTTCTGCCTTCTTTTTAAATGATTCTAAAACTTTATTATCCCTCATAATCTACCATCATTAATTTAATACCTAGTTTCTTTTGCTCCTTTGTAGGACTTCTATGAATTCTGTATGAGCCTTTTGGCTTATCTTTTAAACTTTCACCTTTTCTATGCTTACGATAAGTGTTTGTTTTAATATCTAAGAGCTGTATTTTACCATTTTTGCTAACGATAACAATATCAAAAGGACAAGCAGGATCTACACTTTTAGCCACATAAAAGCCTTCTTTTGTAAGTCTGGCAATAGTCAAATATTCGCCAACTGTACCTTTTATTGAAGTTTTTTTTTGTCTGTCAGAGATTAGTTTAGCAGACTGATTACTAGATTTGCTAGACTTGATAGACTTAGTGCTGCTACGAACCATAAGATTTTGTAGATGTTGTTTATTCTTAGGTCAATGTGGGTTAGATGATTATCTTTTATCACATCAATTTTGTGGTGAATTAGTTTTAGCTCACCTTCAAGTTTAATAATTTTCTTTTCGTTTTCTTGAGGTAAGTTGTCCATAATTATTCTTCTCTTTTGCCTTGTAGCATTTGTAGGTATTCATAAATAAATTGTCTTGTTTCACTATCTGCATTTGCCATAATAGTACCAAGTTTTCCTATATGTTGAAGTGCTGCATCTGTACCTTTGTTTCCATATATTTTAATGCCTTGAGATAGCCACTTTATGAAATTAGGATTGGTCATTAATTTAGCGGTTTGATTTGCAGTTCCAATGACTAATGGTACACCAAATAAAAACAAAGGATTACCAGTAAGTGCAGATACACCACCACCAAAAATAATACCTTGTCCAACTAATCTGTCAGCAGTTCCTGATGGATTTCTAAATGTTTTACCACTTTGTCTTATATATGAAGAAATACTTACTATTCTATTTAAATCGTCAACCAAAGTTTTAGACCAACCACTACCAGAAAATAATTCTTTTTTAGCTGCCTCAGATAATTTACTCCAATTAGTTAAAAAAGATTCTGATGAAAATTTACCACTAGCTTCAACAAAATCACCTGTAATAGTCTGACCAGGTTGTAATCTACCCATTCTTTCTAATAAATTAGACAAAAATATTTTGTAAGATGCTTCACCACCTTCTGATGCTAATAAAGATTTTTTAATAGCTCTTAATCTTGTTACACCTTCTTTACCTGAATTTATTAAAGTAGATGCAATTCTGTCTGGATCAGCAATATTAATTATAGGTTTTAAATAATCATCTATTCTTTTTAATCCACCTTCATAAAATTTATTTGCTCTTAAAATTGCTTTTTCAGCTTTTGCACCACCTAATTTTTTAGCTGCTATTTTTAAATCTTCGCTTATAGCACCATATACTTGTTTTAGTTGTCCTTTATCTACATCAGAAATTATATCAAAAGATGCTAATTTTTTTCCTATTTTTTGTTTTATAGCTTTTAATGCAGAATATGGTAATGCACCATTATTTTTAGCAACATCCTTAGTTAAATTTTCTAATAACTCTGTTAAAAATTGATTTTGAAATTGTGTACTAGTAGCTTCTGCTCCTTGAACAGGAGAAACAAATTTTTTTAAAGTTTCTATTGTTCCTCCAAAACCTGTCTTAGGATTTATTTTTCTTGTTAAATCAATTAAATCATCAGGTTTTATAAATTCATCTAATTTTCCAAATAAAACACTAGCTCTTGAATTAAACATTCCTACAAAACTTTTAGGATTACTAATTCCATCTAAACTATTTAATATATTTTTACCTACAACAACTTCATCTGGAATTGATTTACCAATTAAATCTTCAGCTACTGATAAAGATTTTTTTCCTAATTGATCTTGTGCGTCTAAAGCTATTTTTGCAATTCTACCAGAACTACCTGGAAAATTACCTAAAATCATTTCTACTGTTTGTATTCCTCTTTTTTGAGTTACTTGTCCTAATGATGGTGTTACTCCAGCATTTATATAATCCTCTAATCGTTTAGCTGTTTCAATACCTTTCTTTCCAAATCCTGTTACAGCACCTTTTAATGGTTTTAAAATTAATGGAGCAACAGCTTGACCTATAGAACCAAAAGCAAAATCTGTAGCTCTTTGTGCTAAATGTTCTTTGTTAGTTCTTAGAACTTCAGCACCATACATTTTACCAACTCTTTCAAATATTTCTGCACCTGCAGCCATACCAACTCCAGAACCTGTAACTGCACCTGCAACAGTTCCTGCTCCAGGTAATATAGCACTTCCGCCTGTAGCACCTACAGTTGTTCCAATCATAGAACCAACCATTTCAGCAGCTTCTTTACCTAAATCTATAGCATCAGCTAAATTTGTTACATTTTTATTATCTAATTGAAATCTATTTCCATCTCTATCTGTAACAATAAAATTGTTACCTTCTAATACTTGAACATCATCATAAAATTTTTGAAGTGTTGCAACTTTAGAATTTATGTTTGGTGCTGCTTCTACAAGAAATCTTATTTTATTAGGAACTTCTGTTAATTCAGTAAGTTCTTTTTTTCTTTGACTTGGAAGAATATTGGTTGTTCCTAGAATAGTCATTATTTATATCCATCTGTTATCAAAAAATCTCTACGTCCTGGAACTTTAAAATAATATTTTCCATCTTCATAATCTACTAATATAGCATTTGGTGGAACTCTTTGTGTTTTAGTTGTTTGTGTTGTGCCAGGTGCAGCCATTTGAACTACAGATTCAAATTTTGGTCTTAAATCAGAATCTACAAATATATTATCTATATTTAATCCTTGATTAGCAGCAATTTGTGAAAAATTATTTCTTACATTATCTAATGCTTGTTGATTTTGTTGATACAGTTCAATACCTAAAGTTTTAAATTGTTGTCTTTGTGTATCAGTTAGCCTTTCACCTTTTGTTAATTTATTATATATATTCCAAAATTTTCTTAAAGCACCTGATGAATTTTCAGCAGTAGCAAATTCACCTTCTCTAACTACTGATGAAGGATCTAGTGTCTTCATAAATGTAAATATAGCTGCAACATCTCCAGCTCCATCATTAGCTTCTAAACCTTTAAGTAATTTAGTAACACCTTGAGTTGCTTGGTCAAAATCTTGAACAACTTTGTTAGATTGATAAGAACTAAATAATTTATTTTCTTGGTCTTGAACATTTTTAGTATAATCGGCTATAGCTTTTTTCTTATCTTTTTCTTTTGTATAAGCATCATCAATTTTTTTTAATTCTAGGTTTACTACAGCAGTAGCAGCAGTATTAGGAAAAGCCTCTGCTAATTTTTTAAATGGATGATCCTCTGGTAAAGTTTCAAAATAATTTCTTTGTTTATCTGCAAGTTCTCTAGCTCTTACATTTTCTTCCATTTTTCTTTTCATTTCTTCCATTTGCATGAATTGAGATTGTACTTGTCCTGTTTGTGAAACAGCAGGAAGAATTGAAGAAAAAGGATCAATGCCTCTCATACCTGCACCAATAATATTAGCACCTAATAATAGGTTAGGGTTTATGTTTGCCATGTTACCTAAAAGACCTGGTTGACCACTTTGATTACCCATTAATCCACCACCAGTTCCAATACCTCTAGCAGCTCTGTCTAATAATAATTGTCGTAAATTGATTGCCATTATATTAATCCTAATCTCCTTAAATAGTCTATGTTAAAAGGGTTGGTAGTCAGATTTGATGCCATTAGACCGCCATAGGGATCTGCTGAGTAGCCAAACTGCTGACTAGGGGGTATTACACCCAAAATACTATTTAAGCTATTTTTAGCATTATTGTAGTCTCTTTGCAAATTAGAACTTAAGGGTTGATTACTCATACCCATATTAGCAAAATATTGGTTTACCACAGAATCTTGTGGTGTAGTTCCAGATAAAGCATAGGCAAAATCTGATGTAAATAAATTTTGTAAATTTCTTTCATCTCTTTCTGATAATAAATTTGGATTAAATGATGCGTCTAAAGGATTTGTAACATCTCCGCTACCATACTTTGCAGTGTAATCAGATTGTTTAAAAGTTCCATCTCTTAGACCTTGTAAATCACTTTCTAAATCTCTTACTTTAGCACCAATCTCTCCAGGTATTTCATCTAAACTTTCATAATCTTCAAAGTCAGGATTAGCTTCATATATGTCTGATAATTTTTTATTTAAAGAAAATGAAATAGCTTTTTCTTGTAAGCCTTCAGAAAAAGATGATAATCCTCCTAATACATTACCAAGTATTCCACCACTTTTTACAAAATCAAGAACATTATCTACACCTTTTTGTAATATATTTCTTTGATCTACCTCATTTGACATTTCAGGAACTCTAGGATCATCTACAGCAAATCTTTCTCCACCTGACATTATATAAGGTGAGTCGTTTCCAGCATTTGATGGCAAACTAACTGGTTGACTTATAGGTGTAGTCGTTCTTGCAACAGAGTATTGTTCTCTACGATTATCTCCTCCACCGCCTCCACTATTATTATTATTGTTACCACCTCCAGTAGTGTTACCTGTTCCACCGCCACTGCTTCTTGAAATAGTACCCATATCACCCTGTAAACTGTCTAGTCCACCAGGTGCATTATTTGGTGTTCCATTTAAAGAACCATACAAATCTATGTCTAATAATATTTTTTTTTCTCTTGGAGTAATATAAGCTAATTCTGCAACAACATGATCTGGATCAGATAACCATTTTTTAGGAACAGTAACTTCTTCTTGTTTACCTAAATAATTATATCCACCACCTTGTATAGCAGGTTTTATTTTTTTCTTTTCAGATGGAGTTAGCCTTTGATCTTGGTAATTTGTGTCTAGCAAACTCATTTATATTCCTTATAAAATAATTGATATTACAAACAAAACATACAAAGCTAAAATGTGATTAGCAGAGTTTTCTTGTATGTTATTTTGAATGTCATAAATAATTTTTCTTATTTTCATTATAATAGACCTCCTAATAATCCAAGACCTCCACCAAGCATAGCACCTACACCTGGAATAGATGAACCTAATACAGCACCACCTAAAGCAGTTGTTAAAGGATTTGCAGATACTTGTGATGATCCTATTGTTGTTGGTAGTCCAGTTGCAATCGGTGATACGAAACCTGCGTATTGTTGTAATGCTTGAGCTGGAGCTAATTGTTGTTGTCTTTGTAATGCTTCTAATTGTTGTCCTGTTTGAACTAAACTAGGTGCTTGAGATGCAATTCCTAATTGTCTTCCTCTCTCAGTTTCATATTGTCTAAAAGCTAAAGGTAATGCAGCTTGAGCTACCTGAGTAACAATTTGTTGTTGAGACATTGGTGAACCTGGTGTTCTTCCTGCTGCACTAAATTGTGATTGAACTCCTGTTGCAATATCTCCAGCAGTTTTTTGCAGTAAAGGTGAAAGGAAAGGATTTAAATATTGACCACCTAATGTTGCAGCTAATTGTTGTTGTGCTGCTGTACCTAATTGTTCTTGAGCAGCTAAACCTTGTAAAGTTTGTTGTGTAGGTGGTACATAACCTGCTGCTCCAACACCTTGATTGTATAATTGTCCAGCTTCAGATAATATTTGTGCTAATGCTGGTTCTGCTGGTGCATAAGGGGTAACTTGTGATGTGGTTGTTCCTCCACTAGATCCTCCGCCAAAACTCATTCTGTCTCCTCTTGTTCAATTTTCTTTTCTAAAACTACATGAGTTCTCTTGTAGTTAAATAAATTTAAAACTCTTTGCCAACCTGGTCTAGCAATCAATTCCATCATTTTGCAACCTTCTTCTTTAGCAAATTCTTCTATCTTGCTAATCAAGTGTTGCCACTTGTGTCTTTGTCTGCCAGTCATAATATAG